AGACCTTCCACGGGTGCGCGCTGTTGTGCGCGGTCTTGCCAGAGGCTTCGAGTACGCGCTCGCGGATGATGGAGTTAGGGCGTCGACGGCTGCGAGACTCACCAGCGAAGCGAAAGCAACAAGGTAATCAAGGGGTGCCGCGCAACGACTGAACTAAGCAAGCCGGTCGTTGCGCGGTGAAAGCTTTTAAAGTATCCCCGCCCTAAAGGGCTGGGATTTTAGTTCTTCAACTCATGAAATTCGCTTTACTTCCGGCGCGACCGGTGGTAAAGGTTGGGCAAGATGGCGGTGTGAAAACCGCGAAGCATGACAAACAGGAACATTGACAATTTGGCCGGTTGCGACGTGCGCCACGGGACCCTTCCCGAGGGCGGCGGGAGAGTTCCTGATCCCGATTTTCACCACGTTGCGACCGGCCTTTACTTTTGGCCGGGCGCGGTTCCCGGCTTGCGGGATGAACGCATGTCGTTTGGATCGAATCCCTATTACGAAAAGACAACAAGAATGAACACAGAACCAACACCAAAACGCGAATTCACCGGCGTCTGGATTCCGGCGATCATCTGGGAACGTGCTGATTTGAACTGTACCGAGAAATGCCTGCTGGCCGAAATCCACGCGCTCGGAGGACACCGAGGAAATTGTTTCGCCGGGAATGAATATCTCGGGAAGCAAGTCGGTGGGCTGTCACCGGTCAGAATCGGCGCTATCATCAGCAAGCTCAAAGGGTTAGGGCTCATCCGGCAAGTCTCGTTCGACGGACGGGTCCGCAAGCTCCAAACCTTGTTCGATGCGAAGTGCGGCAATGAGGCAGACCCATCGAAAATGAGGGGGCGGAGTAATCAGAAACGAGGGGGCGGACCCATTGAAAATGAGGGGGCTCTTATAGTAGAAGGGAAAATAGAGAAAAAAATAGAAGAGGAAGAAATTACTCCCGCTGACGCGGGAGACGTTACCAAGCCGGAATCGGAGCCGGTAGTGGAAAAGCCCAAAGCGCCGGTCAAGATCTTCGCGGAGCAATGGTGGGGAGCGTACAAGCGGCACAACGGGATGCCTTACTCGCCTCCGAATGCGCGGCGGGAGCCGCGCCAACAGGCAAAGGAAACGGATGAAGCTTGGCTCAAAGGGCTGGAAAGCAACCCGGCTTACGCGGGCCTGGACGTGGCCAGGGAGCACGCGAAGATGGTCGCATGGTGCTCTGTCAACGGAAAGCAACCGAGCAGGCGCCGGTTCGTAAACTGGCTGAACCGAGCCGAGAAGCCGATGCGGGTGACGAGAGCAACTACGGAGGATGAGCACTTGAAGGGGTTTTGAGATGAAAAAGACGTGCTGTCCTGGAGCCAGTCGCACGCGAGACAGGCCTGCATTCGCTCAGATTTGCCCGCTGGCGCGCTTTTCCGCTCGCTCTGGTGTGCTCGCACCAGGGGAGCCGTCCGACGCCGTAAATAGCCTGTCACGCGAAAGGTCACGGATCATCAGGGACAGTCACGGTTTCCGGCTCGGCCCCATCATGTAAACTCAAAACGTAAACACTGTAAACCTAACAGTGAACAATCGTTAACACACTCAGACTCAGACTCAGACATAGTTAACAACAGTGAAATTGTAGACGTTGGGGCGTGTAAACTCGCGTGTAAACAATCGAGCGACCAAAATGCGCGGCGGGAGCCGCGCCAGCGTCGGCAGAAACAGACGGATGACGAGTGGCTGAAGAGCCTGGAAAGCGCCCCAGCTTACGCAGGCATAGACGTGCGCCGGGTGCATGGGAAAATGGTCCAGTGGTGCAACGTCAACGGCAAGCAGCCAAGCCGCCGACGGCTTGTCAACTGGCTGAACCGAGAGGAGAAGCCGATGCGGGTGACGAGAGCAACTACGGAGGAGGAGCACTTGAAGGGGTTTTGAGATGAAAAAGACGTGCCAGGAATGCGGGAAAGAGTTCGAGGCTGTGACAATCAACATTGTGGGGCGGGAATACTGTTTCGAGAAGTACTGCCCAACATGCAAGCCGATCCGAGAGCAGCAGGAAAAAGACATGACCGCGATCCGACAAGAGCAAGCGCGGCTTGAAGAGTTCGACCGTGTGTGCCCGCCACTCTACCGCGAGAGCGATCCACTCAAGCTTCCATGCCATCCCGACATCGTGAAGCTTGTCCTAGGATGGACATACGGAGCTAAGGGCCTTGTGCTACACGGTGCGACGGGCAAGGGGAAAACAAGGCTGGCCTATCTCCTTGTTAAGCGCCTCGTCCTCGAGGGCCGCACTGTCAGCGCATTCGATCCACTGTCATTCGCGCACCGCGTTGGTGAGACGTTTGGGGAATACCAAGGCGAGCGATTCATCCGCGAGCAACAGAAGGTCGACGTGCTGATGCTCGATGACCTGGGCAAGGCAAAGCTAACAGAGCGTGCTGAGGCTGAGTTGTTCGGTCTGGTCGAGCATAGGATCGCTCACTTCAAGCCGCTGATCGTGACTACTAACTTCGTTGGGGATAAGCTAAGCGATAAGCTGAGCGAGGATCGAGCTACGCCGCTGGTCAGGAGACTGAGGGAGTTCAACGAGTGTGTGTGTGTGAGGTAATTGTGCTCGGAGGACATCGAGGGCACAGTTGTGCTGCCCGGGGCTGTGCTCAAAAGGCTTATGGAGGTGCTTCCGCTATGCTGAGACCAAACGAGAATAAAAACGCGCCACAGGGCAACGTGGCGCAAGGGCGGGGCGGTGTGGTGGGGCGCAAGACGGGCGGCCGATGGTCTGAACTGCCAATCAGCGATGAAGAACTTGTGCGCAGATACCAAGCCGGGGCTGGAGTTAAGGCCCTCGCCAAACAACTCGGGACAAATCACGTCAAAATCCTTCGGCGAGTCAGGGCGACGTGCGGTGTTATTAAGGGGAGGCAATTCGGAAACAAAAACGCAGTAAAGGAAAAGTTTGCCGGAAAGACGGTTGCAGCGTGGCAATCCGAGGCGTGGAATGACGAATGGAAAGCCATGTCGCAATACGACGAGACAAAGCACTGGGGATCTTTGTGGAGCAGAAGCAGGGAATATGCGCGTGCGAAGGAACTGAAACACAGAAAGGCAAAAACCAACTACTACATTTCCAAGCTTCTTCGGCACAGGATCTGGGTCGTGTTGAAAGGTGTGAAGAAATCCAAGCCAACACTAACCATGCTGGGCTGTACGCTTGAGCAGTTCAGACAGCACATGCAGGCACAGTTCAAGCGTGGCATGGCATGGAATAACATGGGCAGTCATTGGCACATAGACCATATCATACCGTGTTCATCGTTCGACCTTAGCAATCCAGAGCAACAGGCGATATGCTTTCACTATACAAACATGCAACCGCTTGAGGCTAAAAGGAACTTGGCCAAGCGTGCAAAAGTCATAGATGCGCAATACAAGCTGAGGATCTAAAATGACCGGCAAAAAAACAATTTCTTTGCCAAACTCAAACAACGCGGTACGCGAAGGACCGTTCTTCGTCCGTGACTCATGTTTTGGAACTTTGACTAATGAACACCAATGCAGCGGTTGACCAACTCCTTAGACAACTGGAACGGATCGAAAGACTCGAAAGCGCACTGACAGAAATTATTAATCTGTGTCAGGTTGCTGGACTTGGTGTCGAGGCTCAGGCATTCCAGTCGAGATTGATTGCGCAGAGAGCTCTTAAACCGAACGCAGAAAAGACGCCTGCGGCAGAACGCAAAGAATGACGACCGCTAGCAAACGCAAACCAAGGCGCGCCAAAAGACCAACCCGGCATAACAAGTCCTGGACGGATCACGACTTGTCAATATCCGAAGCCGCGAAGGAATTCCACAGCACACCGGAGACTATCCGGCGACGCTTGCGTGCTGCTGAGATCACACACACCGAAGGTAAGCGATACTCAATCTATGTACTCCACACGGCTTTGGTCGGCGACTTGCACGCGCAGCGAATCCGGGAGACTCGTGCGCGCGCTGACCTGCTTGAACTTGAGCGCCGCAAGACTGAAGGTGATCTTGTGACAATGGAGGAGGCTCGCAGTGTCATCCGGCAATACCTTGGTCCGATGCGGGACATCCTTACCACAGCGCCGATGGCCTTGGCTGCGCGAGTCAATCCGGCAGACCCCGAGCTTGCCCGGATGCAACTGGAGCAATGGTCGGAAGACAATCTAAAGAAACTGCATGACGTATGAGACTAACCTACACACAGCTTTATAACGCGCACACCAAAGGCGACGACTGGCCCACACAGACCGCATGGAAGATTGTCGAAAAGCTTCGGATTGAAAGCGGGCCGTATGACTCGCTGTGGTGTGTGAAGATGACACCACACCAACGTGACGTAGCATTCAACGCGATCCGCGACGTGCTGAACAAATCGGCGGAAGTGAGACAATGACTCTCAAGACCTTCGCGCGGGAAGTCTTCACAGCTCAGAGCAAGCAGGCTGTTTCCGCTTGGAGCGAGGGGGCGCTTGTCATTCCTCCCGGCAAGTCCGAGTCCCCCGGCCCGTTATCGTGGCTTGGCCGGGACTACATGCGGGAACCTTTGGATGCGTGGAATGCGCCGGGCGTCACAGACCTTGTGTTGTGCTTCGGATCGCAGACGGGCAAGTCAACTCTCATGATCGCGGGCGTGGCTTACGTGCTTGTCAACTCTCCGTCTGGCTTGCTATGGGTGCACCCAACGCAACAACTTGCGCGGAGCTTCTCGACCACGCGGTGGTTGCCTGTTGTCAAGGTATCACCCAGCCTGACCACATTGATGCCGACGGGATCAGCGAAACGCACGGGGATGACACTGCTCCAGCAAGAGTTTGGTCCAAGCCTTGTGAACTTCGTTGGGTCAAACTCGCCTGCCAACCTTGCCAGCCGCCCCGCGCGCGTTGTGATCATGGATGAGGTTGACAAATTCCCGAAGGAAGTCCGCAACGAGGCCGACGCTGTGAATCTCGCAGAGCAACGCACGAAGTCATTCACGAATCCGTTGCGGGTGAAAGCCAGCACACCGACTGAGGAAGACGGACTCATCTGGCAAGAGTTTCTGAAAGGCGACCAGAGGCGCTATCAAGTCCCATGCCCGCTGTGTCGCAAGCCGGTTGTATTTGCATGGTCGGAACAGTTCTGCGTGATGCCTAGGCTTGGGTGCGAAGCTTGGGTGTCGTGGGACTCTACAGCTAAACGCGCCGACGGCTCATGGGATCTTGACCGTGTTGCGCGGAGCGCGCACGCAGTGTGCCCGCATTGCGGAGGAGACATTCCAGACAGCGCGAAGACCAGAATGATCCGCGAGGGACGATGGGTGGCCACGGCGACGGCTACCACAACACGCGGCTTTCGCTCGTATCACTTACCTAGCCTGTACGCTGTCGGTACACAGACAAGCTTCGGTGCGCTTGCTATCGCGTTCCTCCGTGCGAAGAAGTCATTCCTTGGGTTGCGCGGCTTCGTCAACGGCGCATTGTCCGAGCCATTCGTGCGGCAGGACATGCGAGGGCAGCGCATCGAGGTCGTCGTTAGCAAGCCCGAGGCGAAGGCCGAGGCATCGAAGATCATGACTGTGGACTGTCAGCATGGCTCGCCGCACTTCTGGTACGTTGTTAGGACCTGGGAACACTCGCAGACTAGCACGGTGTCGACCGCGGTGAAGGCTGGGCACGCTGAGACATGGGAAGACTTACACAAGATCAAGACCGACGAGAATGTTCCTGATGCTGGCGTCATGGTTGACTCAGGCTGGGGTGCGCGCTCGGACGCAGAAGTGTATCGGCGTTGCGCTGCTTACTCAGAGTTCACTTTTCTTGAGGAACGCGGCAAACACTTCGGGACTGGATGGTGCCCGGCAAAGGGAATGCCGCACCGGAAGACCTGGAAACAGCCGGACACGCAAGCACAAGCCCCGTACTTCACAAGGTTCATCGACCCGTTTGCTGGAACGTCCGATGCCGGCAAGGCTGAGATTGTCCTTTTCGAATTCGCATCGGACTGGTTCAAGGACTTGCTCGCAGTGTTGCGCGACCCAGAGCAAGCGAAAGACTTGTCGATAACATGGGCTGTGGCCAAGGACGTAGCTACTGAGGAGTATTGGCAACACTTGGATGCTGAGTACCTAGACCAACAGCCGAGCAAAAAGACAGGCAAGACAACTCGGACGTGGACGAAGCGCAGTCAGAGATGGCCGAACCACTTGCTTGACTGCGAGGTAATGCAACTCGCATTTGCAATGTGGTGTGGCCTGATGCCAACACTGCCGACGGAATAAGAGGAACATGAGAATACTGAACCTTGAACAATTCAGAGCGATGCCCGAAAACACGGTCTTTTCCAAGTATGAGCCATACCTGTTTGGCGAACTGCAAATCAAGGGTCAGACATGGGAAGCGGACTTTCTCGCGCAATCAATCAACGGAGCCATAGAATCAAACGACACCGGTGACTTCTGCGATAAACTCGACCGCGCACAGAAAACCGGAGAATCGTTGAAGATGGACTTCAACTGCGAATGCCGCGACGGACTTTTCAACAAAGATCAACTGTTCGCGGTCTTGGAAGAAGCCGACGTGCGAGCACTTATCCAGCGCCTGCAATGGTGCTTGCCGCTGCAATGAGTGACAACCTATCGCGCAAGGACATTGCACGACTGCTCGACGTGAGTGTCGACCAGGTGCGTCGCAATGAAACGCGATGGGGGCTGAAGCCTGCGCGGCGAGTCTTCAACCTGCGCTTCGTTCGGTATCGCAAGGGGAAGGTCATAGAAGCACTACGGGCTATGGGATTGATTGATGACTTGCCGTAACTGCCGCAACTGCCGCAACTGCCACAACTACCACTAGACTAGTTTAGTTGCCCACGCGTACCTTATTCGCGTGGCGCAAATAGCAGCATCAACCTACCGGGCGGCAGTCACCTACGCGGTGTCGCAAGCCAGCGCTGGGGCGTTGCGCACTTGGTTAGCTGCTAAGGTTGCTTCTACTTTCGGCGACGTATCCTCTGGTCGGTCAGTTGCTAGCGTCAGCATGAACGGCGTTAGCACTTCCTTCTTTGATCCAGCTTCCGCTGGCATGTCACAACAAGATGCCGTCCAAATGTGGCAACGGCTTCTGGAGTTGTGCGACACTTGCATAACCTACCTCGACGACGACGAGGCTACCAACGCCGAGATTGCTGCCGAAATGACAGGCCGGTTGCCGGACGTTTATCAGCATTCGGTTGAATTCGCGGGGATGAACCAATGGTAAACGCGCTCCGCCATTGGCTGGCCAGGTTACTCGTTGGCAACGTCTATGAGGCTGCGCAGTATTCGACGCGGCGCAGTCGGATTCAATCCACCTACACTTCAGCGCGATTCGATATTTCAACAGCGTCCAGGCAGACACTCGCCCAGAAGGCTAGGTATTACGAGCGCAACTCGTGGCTCGTCAACAAGCTAGCTGACATTTTCGAGTCTGGCACGGTAGGCACTGGCTTAGTGGTTCAGCCTTCAACGGATGATGACGAATGGAACCAGCGGGCCAGTGACTGGTGGCAGACATGGTGCAAGTTCCCGGATGCCACGAGCAGGCAAAGCTTCGGCACACTGCAAGGCCTGATGGCGCGGACATGGTTCATCGACGGCGAAACATTCGTGTTGAAGTCGATGGGCCGGGTCGGGCCGAGGGTGCAGATCATCGAGGGGCATCTGATCCGCACGCCAGACGGACAGGAGAAAAACAAGCAGTGGATTGATGGGATATTCGTTGACTCGAATGGTAGGCCGACTGGATACGCTGTACACGCGGAGGAGGACGCAGGCAGACTCAAGCTCATCGAGGTGGTACCAGCGGAACGAGTGTGGCACCTATTCGAGCCACAGCGTCCAGGACAGTATCGCGGGACTTCGTTCCTATCTCCTGTTCTCAACGCTCTCCATGATCTTGATGATTTATGGAAGCTTGAGATGCAGGTTGCAAAGCTGGCCGGGACTCTCGGTGTGCTGAAGACGAATGCAACCGGAACATTCGACCCGCTCCGATTCCGCAGGTCACAGGTCACTCGCAGCAACAGCACAGCGGGCGGCGCAGCGACAACTGAGACAACCACGGACTTGATCGAGGATGCTACTGGCGCAATGGCTATCGCGCTTGGAAATGGTGAGGACATCAAGCAATTCATTGCCACTCGACCCACAGAGCAACAGCGCCAACATTGGCAACTCATCACGAAAGCGATCTGCATTGGGGTAGGTATTCCCTACGTGATGGTAGACCCAGACAGTATGCAAGGGACTGTGTACCGTGGCAGCCTCGACCTAGCTGCATCTTTCTTCGCCCAGCGTTCAAGCGTAATTGCCGATGCGTGTCGTGACATCTACGGCTATGTTATGTCCGTCGCTCGGAACACACCGGAACTATCCGGAGCGCCAACCGAATACTGGGCGGCGAATGTACTCCCGCCAAGAGGAGTAAACGTTGACATAGGTTATACTATGTCGGCTAACCTCCAAAGTCTCCAGGCCGGAACGGACGACCTGGAGACTATCCTTTCGCCAAGGGGACTCGATTGGAGAACTGTGCTGCGCAGGAAAGCAGAGCAGGCTGCTTACATCAAAGAGCTCGCGGCAGAGTACGGTGTCGACCCTAGTGACATTGCGAACATCAACGGAAAGCAACAGGCCGCGCAAGCTCCGAGTGAAGAGGAGGAGAAGCCTGACACTGAAGAGGAGGAAAAGAAGTGAAACCGTTTTGGGAAATCACGAACAGCGCAAAGAGCACGAAAGTCCTCCTTTACGGAATGATTGGCCGGGACTGGGATGGCAGCGGCAATGATCCAAAGGAGTTTCTCGAAGCGTGGGACGCGATTCCACAAGGCCCTATCGACCTGCACATACACTCTCCCGGCGGCTACGTGTTCGACGGGCTTGCGATTTACAACACGATAGCATCGCGCAAGCCCGATGTTACGGCGTACGTGGACGGGCTCGCGGCTAGCAGCGCAAGCTGGATTGCGTGCGCGGCTAACAAGGTGGTCATGCCGAAGACTGCTAGGATGATGATTCACGACGCACAAGGCTTCGTAATCGGCGACTCTGAGACTATGCGCGAGCAGGCCGAGTTACTTGACAAGGAGAGTGACCGGGTTGCGCAAATGTACGCTGACAAGACTGGCAAGTCGAAAGAGAAGATGCGTGACCTCATGCGGGCAACGACCTGGATGGATGGCATCGAAGCACACGAGATCGGGCTTGCGGATGAAGTCACAGACAGCACGGCGCAACCTAACAACTTCAACCTTTCCCGCTTCAAGTGTGTGCCTGGAGCGGGCGGCGGACTAAGCCCCGCCAAGACGGAAAAGAAAAACACAAACCAGCCGAAACCTATGGATAACCCAACAAACACGGCGGGGCCTAACCCTCAGCCGGAAATCAAACCCGTGAACGTGATTGATCACAACGCGGAACTTGAGCGCCTGCGGACGGCGCTTGAGTCCGAGCGGAAAATCAGGATCACGAACCAGCTCCACAACATCGCCGCGACGCGACCCAGCATCGACGTTGCCAAGTGGCTGCCGGACGTGCTGAAGAACGAGGGACTCCTCGAAAACCTAAAGGCGTTCCCGGTGGTAGAGAATCAGACTCCCCAGCCGAGCGGCGTGGTCAACCTCGGGAATCCGCTGCTGAACGACTTGGAGAAGAAACCTAAAGGAACGCGCGAACGTTACGAGTTTCTTCGCAACCACCTGCCGGAACTCCATCGGCTTCGAGGGTATGACCCGATGAACGTGAACACTCTGAGTTCTACTCTGGTCCCGGCATTCCTGGCCGAGCAGTTTGTTCAGACGGCTCAAGTGCAACTCGCCCCGCTGGCTGCTTTCTCTCGCGATTTCGGCCTGGATCGCATTCGCCCTAGGGCAACCGTGGTTGTCGCGAAGCATACGAGCGGTCCGACGGTTCAGACTAACGCGACTAACTTCGAGTCTGGTGACAGCACTCTCGGAGTTATCAGCGTGACTATGAACCAGTACACTGCGAGCTTCCACCTGGACAATGCCGCGCAGAATCAGGGCTTCCGCATGGCCACTCTTGCCGAGGGAGCTACCATCAATCTCGCCAAGAAAATCTCCAGCATTTGGACCACGTTGCTTGCGACTGCTACCTACGGCGCTGGCACTGTTATCGGCGCGGCTGCCAGCTTCGACCGCGACGATCTGCCGGCGATTCTGGCGCTGGCCAAAAACTGGCCGAGAAAAAACCTGGTGCTCGATTGGGGACATCTCGCATACCTGCTGCCGAAGGACGTGAACTACTTCGGGCTTACGAGCGGTGACATTCCTGGACGCGAAGGCCTGAAGCCCTACGGCTTCGACATGGTTGTAGCGCAGAACGACTGGACCGGCGCCGCGTCCAATACCGTTGGCGTTGTCTGTGATCCTGATGCAATCGCTGTTGCTAGCGGTCTTCCGGTCTCGTTCGGCAGTGGTTCTAGCATTGTCACGGAAACTGCCACAGTCGAAGGACTCGGACTTACCGTGCTTGCGTGCTCGTGGTTCTCGAATGCGTCGCGTACCACCTGGGCATCCTACGATGTTGTCTTCGGTGCCGCAGCCGGTGACACCAACAAACTGAAAATCCTTGTGAGATCGTAACACTATGAGACGAGCAATCACGCTGGGAATCGACTCCACAGGAAAGACCACCATCATTCATGGAGTTGATGTTCCCTATGCCGAGCAACGGCGCGAGTTCGCGGAGGCGCGCGCGGCACACTCGACTGGCAAGTGGGTCGAAGTCCTGTTCGCCTCCGAGTTCAAGAAGCTTCGTGTTGCGAAGCCGGAGCAGACTTCCGAAGAGCCTAAACGCAAGGTCAAGTAACTAACCAACCAGCCCCAGCTCACGCGCTGGGTTATGTTCCTCTCCCAGCGCGTGAGCAAGGCGGACACAAAATGAAAAGGCTCTTACTCTCGACACTGCTTCTCATGCTGTGCCCGCTGGCGCTGGCGCAGTATTCGACAGCAACGCTGACTCACGGGCTGACTAATAGCATTAAGAAAGGTGCGCAATGACTATCACACGAATCGCAGAGTCGGCAGTCACAGCCAACCGTTTTGTCAAGGCCGGCACCGCTGCAACACAATGCGCACTTTGCGGCGCTGGTGAAACTCCCATCGGCGTTAGCGCGAACAGCGCAGGCACAGGTGAAATCGTGACGATTCATCCAATCTCAGGCGATCCAGCGGGAGTAACCGCTACGGATTCAATCGAGTTGCTGAGCGCGAGCGGGTGGACCTCGACGAACTGGACAGGGGGCTGGGTTGCAGGTTGGAAACACACTACCGGCAATGTTAGCGCGCTAGCGTCGCCAACCAAAGCAGTCGCAGGCCGCAAGTACAAGGTAAGTTGGACTGTCACAGGCCGGACGGCTGGCACGTTCACCGTTACCTTCGGCGGGCACACATACCCAACTCTAGACCGATCGGGATCTGCCATCCTTGTTGCGAGCACTACCGGCGCGTTGACCATCACGCCAACCAGCACGTTCGACGGCACGATGATTCTGTCAATCGTGTGCTGCCGAATCGAGTTTGGAGACAACGTGGGCGTAGCGGCTGGAGGACTAGCCCAAACTAACAGCACCGGGCTTATGGTTGGTAAAGCGATCAGCGCCGCCGAAACAGGCGATACACTGAGCATGTCATATAGCACGGCGCCGTCCGGTGGATCCGGTGGAGACGCTGCGAGCGTGACAATTGTCACGACCGCACCGACCGCCGACCCAGGAGTGGCTTCCGGCACAAGTGCGTTCTGCATCCATTACGACACAGCCTTCAGGGGCTTCTACTTTTGGAACGGAACCGCGTGGGAACAGATGGTGTAACATGGGCCTTGCTGCTACAGCCGATGAAGGCGCAACCGTACTACTTAGCGCGGTGGGTGAAACACTCACATACTCAAGTGCTACCTATGCGTGCGTACCGGCACACATCGAGGCCGGCAACACAGTCACGGTCGGCGGCAAGGAGGAGGACCTGACTATGGCATTTGCCTTCCGACCAGCTACCACGCCCACGCCTGGCCAGAAGATTACTTACGACTCAAAAACTTTTAGAATATACTCTGTCAAATACAACGCAGACAACCTAACAGTTATCGCCCTATGCACTACACCACACGCCTAATCTTTCTCGCTGCGCTGTGCGGACTGACTGCCCACGCGCAGATAATCAAGAGCAACGTGTTCGTGCGCACTGATGTCACGAATGAAACCGACAAAGCCACGGCCAGGGCTTTGCTGGGTCTTACTGCACCGTGGGTGGCGACAACCTCTCTGCCCACAGCACAGCGCGAGCTTGGACTCTACCGCGCAAATTACTGGCCGTACAGGGCTGGGACGAATATCTCGACGTGGATCTCCGCGCTGGATGCATCACGGTTGGGCGCCAGCGAGTTTCTCACCATTTCATCCGACGAAGCCAACGAGTTGACTATCTGGCAGAATATGGAGGATGAAACCTGGGTCAAATGGGACTTGTATCGCTCGGCCACGCCTGGGAAAGACTACTACGGGATATGGGGGTGTCACATTATCGAACCTATTCGTTGGTATCAGCCGGACCCGCTCGACACAAACATCACATGGAATGGGTCGTGGGGCAGAATTGCATCATCGGCGATGCCAATCACCGGGGTCGCTGCGTACAACATTGGCGATGCGGATGGGTATGTGGAATGGTCCATCGTTTGCGACGGCGGCGAGAGTCTCTACTTCGCAGGGTATGGGTTGACTACCGGAGGCCGGGGGAATGTCACAATCGACGGGTCCACGAACCTTGTCAATGCACTCTACAACGATGGGACAAACGCCTTTGTCAACTTTAGTGCCGTCGGCAACGTGAGCATCGTTACGAACATCGCCAGAGCTCTGCCTGCTGGAACTCACACCATCCGTATGGCGAAGGATATTGTCAATTGTTCGGCAGGAAATCGCAAGGTCTATTTTGATGCGTGGGGCATCACGCCGGGCGGCGCAACTCACGGCCTACCGGGCCAATGGAAGACTCAGCGCGTCTTGATGCACCCGCCATTCATCCAGACATTCATCGCGGGCGCATACACGAACAAGACACTAGCGCACTCCAATCCGTCCGGTGTCGCGCTCGGAGCATTCGACACCACGAACCACTTATATATCTGCACGCAGCCTGTGCCGGCTGGCAATACAGTATTCGACCGGGTAGAGATGACGTTCACGACTCCGAACACGAATGCTGTCAATCTCGTTTGCGAGTACCACGATGGCGCAAACTGGACGAACCTGACGGTGCTCGACGGCACGAGCGGCTGGACCAAAGACGGCATCATTTCGTTCACGCGCCCGCCGGACTGGGCGGCGGTGAGCGTCAACAGTGGCACTAGCAGGTATTGGATGCGGTTCACGGTCGATGCGCAATGCACCGACACAACAGTCGCGACAATTAAGGTCTGGTATTGGCCTCATGATTATTCGCCCACGAAGTATGTCTACAGCGTAGGTGCACACTGGGAATATGCTGGATGGTTTACCCCTGAAGGCAGCACCGCGCAAAACTTCGGAGGCGTGATGCACGGCGGTGAAGATGCCCAGACTGTCACAATCTACGTGGACGGGGTAGCAGCCAATGTTCCGCTGTGGGGGTGCATAAAGGGGCAGGAGATTCGGATCGACCAAACTGCGGATATGACGACCGGAGCCCTCACATGGGGACAGAGCGCGATGAGCCATTTGTTCAACGCGAACAACGCGACCGTGGACACCCAATATACTTTTTTGATGGACGGTCTGCTCGCAGAAAACTCAGGCGGCTACATGTACACATCCATGTTGTCTGTTGAATCATACAACACGCACGTGGGTTACTGCTTCGAGCGGTTTAAAATCTTCGGCGACGAAATGCGGCACGTAACGAATTGCGTCACGAAAACACGTTACGGACTTACGCAGACCGGGGCAGTCGGTTACGTGAGCGATGCTGGATATGCATGTGCCATGATCCAGGACGACCCGTCTGAGGCCAACCTAGATTGGTCGAATACCGCATTGAGGACGTTCGTGCTCTACAACGATGGGGGAGGCACGTTGGGGGCGTCGAATGTGCGCGCAAAGGCCTACGTTACCGCCGCTGATGGAAGGGCCTCGGTGCCCATTACGAGCGGCACTCGAATGGGCGCGCGGGTGCGGTACTACGTCACGAAGGGCGGAGAGGAGTTGTTCCCATGAAGTGGCGCGCCAGCAAACCGATCACCGACCGTTGCAGCCAAGCGCTGCAATGGTGCCGGGCTTTCGCTGGCGAGTGGGACCCGAAGCGCCTCAAGAAGTTGACGGTGACATTCGCCGCGTCGCCTTACCGGGACGTGGTCGGGCACGGCGCGACACTGAGCACCTGGGGCGTTCCGCATACGTGCCGGGTGTTTCTCAACACACGGTGCAACGGCGGGGACATGTGTTGGGAAGAAACGCCTGTCTACGTCCCGAAGTCCACTCCAACGGCAAGCCGCGAGGCCGCAGAAGCCGCAGCCCGCGATAAGCTTCACCCCGGCCAGATGCTCGGCGAAATGCAGATTGTCGGCAACCGAGTCCGCTTCGCCGTGTGGGGCCGGTACACAGCCACGAGCTTGGGCCACGCCACCGTGTGGATCTTCGCCCACGAACTCTGGCACTGGCTCGCCGGGACGAAGCAAGTCAGAGCGGCGAACACAGAGCAGTACGCCCGCGCCGCAGCATGCCGCGTGGCCGACATGTACGCAGCCGGCGTCGATCCAGAGCACGCAGCGGCTTATCTACGATCTCACGCAGTCGATATTGTCCACTATGCGCACCACGCAAAGGAATGATGCTCGCGTTCATCATCGCAGCCCAGTTCGTGTTGAGTCTCGGCACTTACGTTGTGCGAGCTGGGGAGCAGGTGATTGTCGACATCGTAGCGTACAATACCACGACTGCACCTTTACCGGTCGACGGTATGAACGCATTTGTCCACGTCGACCAGTCACGCTCTCCATCGCCAGTGATCGCCAGTTACGATGTGGTGTCTGGCACGCCGTGGGACACGATCGAGAGTTACGGGATTTGGGAGACCGATGGGGCCAGCCTGTATTGGACAATCGGGGCCGAGAACTTCGACGAGCGTGGTGTGTACTTCGAGCCGGGTCGGACTCTGTTGGGCCGCATGACGCTTGACACGACTGGCGTGCAGCCGGGCGTCTATGCGCTTACATGGACATCGCCTTTGTGGCCTGACTTTGACGACGTTAACGCGCTTGTGTGCTTGGACAACGTAATGCAAGGAGGTTACTCGCTCACGCTCGACGACGGAACGTTGACCGTGGTGCCCGAACCGCGCAGCTCATTCTTGTTTGGTGTGCTGGCCGTGGCGTATGTGCTGGCGCGCAGGTGCGTTGGCGTCCACCACTCACAAATAAAGGACTGATGCTGGATATGGGCAAACCAATTGGAGAACTTCAGGGCTGGTGGGCGTCGAGCCATAAGGTACTGCTTGCAACGTGGCCAATGCTCCTCGCGTTGGGAGCTTGGCAAGTAAGACAGACCTTTGGACTTGCAGCGCAGATTCAGGAGGAGCGCATCGAGGCGAGGGCCTACACAGACAAATGTGTGAGCGGTGCATTGGCTCAAGTGTTCTTGGAGATCAGCAACCTCAAGACCACTATCGCTACCATGCCAGCCAAGACACCGCCTGACTGGTGGGAACTGTTTGTGAGAACGGAGTTGAAAGACCTGGATGATAGGATCAAAACCATTGAAAGGAAACCATGAGAAAACTAGTCGGAAGGCGAGCCTGCGCCGTGCAAGTGGGTTGTGATCGAGGACGGTGGCACAATTCCCGAGGGCTATGGATTCGCGGCCAAGCTCTGCGGCTCCGTGGGCCGAAGCTACCTGCTTGCGAGTACCTGCATTGGGAACGTCTGATGCGCTGGCTTGCCCTCACCCTGCTCGGTGCCCTGCTCTGTGGGTGCACGACCTACAACGAGCGGTTCACGTACGTCGATCCTAATACTGGATCGACCAATCACACGGTGCATATCAGTTACCGAAGCTGTCTAATGTGGGGTGAGGCTGCGAAGCTGAAGACTGAGACTCAGACAATGGAGTTCATCCGCACCGTCAACGCTGACGGACTAGTTAGCAAGCCGGACGCTGACTCGATCAAGGCCATTGCTGACGGAATAGTGCAGGCGATTTTAAACGCAGCATCGCAAGGAGCTGTGCCGTGACACCAGAAGTCGTCAACCGCATTGTCGCAAAGCTGACGAGTGGTCAGTGGCTTCTCACCATGTCTGCCGCTTTTGTATTCGCATGGTGCGCGGTCAATGCTGTGTTGGACAAGGAGACAATCTCGACCTTGCTCGGTGTCATCTTCACGTTTTACTTCTCGCGACAGAGGAACCAGACTCAATGAGGCCAACAGTCACCATCGACACGTCCGAGTTTCAGCGTGCGCTGAGGCGGCACTTGGCTACAACGTCGCGTGAGTTATCCGAGGCTGTGAACATGCGGCTTGCTGCTGTGTTGATGCGAACGTTTCTGTTTCTTGATCCGCGCAATCCGCAAGCAAAGCGCGATGAAGTCAAAGGAATACTAACGAGAGAGATTGAGGAACGGACAAGGACCACGAAGAGCGGTAAAGTGAAAAGACTAGGGAGGCTGCGGCAATTCCAGTTCCGACACAAGATCATCAATGCGATGCGCGGCAAGCGCGGGCAAGCTGGCCTTTACGGTCAAGCAATGCGTGATGCTTCTGGATCGTTTCTTCGCGGACGCACTTCGTCTGTTGGTGCAATGAAGGCTCTTGTTGTGCGAATGCTTCGCAAGGTAATGCCTGCATTCACTCAGTTTGGAAGTGTGACTAAGAAGAGTGGAGGCCGACAGGTCAAAGGCAACGCAATGCTAATTCGTTTGGCAGGCCAGTACAACCATGCTGCAAGCAATGTCGGTGTTAGTAGCAACATCTCAAAGCGCCAGACAGCGAGCGGCAAGGCTGCTAGCGCAGGATGGAGGCCATTTGCTGAAGTGTCAGGTGAGTACGGAGTAAAGACTGGTCAAGACTCTACTGTAAATGCTCGATACCAAGCCGCCGTGCAACGCGCATTCGCAGACGAGACTCGCGAGATGGTTGAGCATTTGCGGGCTAAGGTGCTCGACAACGCCGAAGCCGCAGGCTTCATAGTCAAATGAGCGGCTACAACCCCATCCTAAGCGGCTACAACGCCATCCTACTAAGAGCGCAAAAAGCGTTGTACCAGTACATATCCGCGCAGACGTTCACTTGGACCTACTCGGGGACGAGCGTGACGGTTGGTAAGTACCGCGGCATAGACAACGCGGACCTGACACTGCCTGCGATCATCTGCAACGCGACGAACGCTGAGCATGAGGATGTTCCTTGGTGGACTGGCAACTGGCGGGTGACGGCTGAGATTCTGCTACGCGAGGCGGCAGACGATTGCACGGAGGACGAACACCTAACGCACGCAGGGGAAGTCATGGACACCATCGTTTCGAGCAGCCTAGTCGCGGATATAAACACGGCTTGCACAACTACAATCGAGGTTGTGAGGGCTGGACCTCCGGCGACCATAAGCTACTCCATTTCAAATCGTCATTGGGAGAGCAGCATCGCATTCACAATGCTAGTCAACAACACGTAACCAAGGATATCTTATGGCAACCACAGTGGTCGGAAGCGGCAGACTCTACCTCGCGCCAAACGCTTCTCTAGGAACTTCGTTTGGCACGCACACGGTTGAGGAAGTCACCATCACGCAATCTGGCGAGGCTCCTGTTGAATCACAGGTTGCTGGAAGCTACGCGCTTATTGCGGTTAAGGACGCGATGAAGCTTGAACTCACAGCCACCTACGTCACAACAGATATAGTCTCACTACCGGCGCACGGGACATCACACACGCTCGCCAACATGCCAAGCATCACATGGAACTCCGTTGCCAACGCGATTAACGAGGTTGCATTAACCGGCAAGTGGACTCTGACAGCCCTGACAAATCCAGTGGCATACGATCAGGTATCGCGTTGCACTGCGACGTTCACGAAGTGGGCGGGCATTGTCCGATCATAGGGCGCGCGTTATGGCAACCACCGTTTATGGTAGTGGCAGACTCTACGTAGGATCATCGGCCTCGTTGGGCGCAAGCTTCGGCACTCACACTATCGAGGAAGTCACCATCACGCAATCTGGCGAGGCTCCGGTTGAAAGCATGGCCACCGGCTCGAACGCGCTCGTTGCAGTCAAAAACGCAAGCAAGGTCGAGTTGTCTGTGACATTCTTAACAAACGCTACCGTGACAATCCCGGCTATCGGAACGGCTCACACATTCGACCACATGCCCGAGGTTGAGATATTCGCAATGCCGGACGGTATCAATGATACGAGCACGACCGGGAAATGGACGCTAACGGAGGTTACGAATCCAGTGGCCTACGATCAGGTACAGAGATGCACGGCAACGTTCGTTAAGTGGAGCGGGATGAAGCGATCCTGAGATGGACCCGGCATTCAAAAATGCGAACGAGTCACGACTGACCGGCCACGTCGTTTATGGCCTGCCGCTCTATCCACTCACAATCGGTCACGTCTTTCTACTCACTGACTTGGACGTGACATTCCTGGTGGACCAGAACGTTGAGCCGCAGATTGATGACATGCTGCTCTTCACCTTCACGGCGGCGCACAAACGCGCAGCGCAGGCGAGGCGGGCGTTGGCCTTCCCCTGGTTGCTTGCAAGCAAGCTATTCTTCTTCGTGTGGGGATTGTTCGCACGCAGAAAGAATCCGATCCTCGAAATGGCTAGGCTTCATGCGTACCTGGACAGCCAGGGGAAATCTCCACAGGTAAAGCCACCGAAAGGTGAAAGCGTGACGCTCAACGCTCCCGAGCACTGGCGTCTGCTTGTGATGCTGATGGTTGACTTCCATATGCAGATGAAGGACGCACTCGACGTGCCGTTGAACTTCGCGCGCAATCTCTGGGCAGTGCAAGGTGAGCGCGAACAGAAGATTGCCTTGGCTTGGACTCCGAACACCAGTGCGGCTATCGCGCAACTCAAGCGCAAGCTTCAAGAGGAGGGCAAGTAGCTATGGGACTTGCTTCTCTCATTGTCCGCCTGGGGCTCGATGCGACAAGCTACAACGTGGGAATGAAGCGGGCTGAGAGTGCGACCGCGAAGTTCTCCAGTGTCATCAAAAGCCAGCTTGCCGGCGTGTTCGCTGTAGGCGCAATCACAGCCTATGCGAAGTCGTTGACTAACTTCGCGTCGCACATACAGGACGTTACCAAGCGCACGCAACTTAGCGCGGAGACAATCCAAGAATGGAACTACGCCGCAGAGCAAACCGGGACCAACCTTGACACTATCGTGCGCGGCTATGAGTACATGGCGCGCATGAATCCGAAGTTGACAAACGATCAGGTTTTAAAGCAGTTTTACGAACTGAGCCGGCTGGTCAAAGAAGGTGCTATCAGCAACGAGCTAGGCTATGTGACGAAGCTTCTAGGCCGCGGTGGTGGTGAGCTTATTCCAATGTTTCGGGAGGGCTTTCAAGAGATGGGCGAGGATGCAAGGCGCCTCGGCATCATCATGGAAAACGACGTGATAGCAAAGCTCGATTCGTTTGAGGACAAGATGGTGGAATTGAAAGCCAGGCTGCGAGGGCCTGTTGGAACTGGACTTGCTGAGGCCGGCTCGTTTTTAGCAGACGTTGCGAACAAAGCAGCGGCTACCGTTAGCTATGCGTCTGCGTTTCTAGGAGCGTCAACAAGAACCTCTTTGAACGAAGCGAGCAAGATTGCATTCGACCAAGCGTTTGGCTCGCAAGCGAAAGCTGAGATGCAAAAGTTCGTCACAAGCCTGCGCGGAAAGCCGACAATGTTCAACACTAGCGCGGACAAAGCAGCAACATCAGAAACCACCATCGAGCAATCGCGCAAATGGATGTTGGGCAGCACAACCAGCAATCAGCAGATAGGTGCTTTCAATGCAGCGCAGCCTATCCTCATCACGGAGACGAAGGAACAGACGCGCCAGTTGAAGAAGATTGCAGATAACACGGACGCGCTGAAAAAGGAGTGGGATAACTCATGAGCGTTTTCGGAACAGACCACAAGCCTAATCAGTAGCCGCACGTCTAAGACTTCTATGCCACCTCCACCGAAAAAGGTTTTCGGAACAGACCCAATCCTAATCAGTAGCCGCACGTCTAAGACTTCGAGCGGAACTTCAACGATAAAGGTTTATGACGGGTCACTATCTGGAGTCAACACAGTAATTGCCGGCTTGTCTTCATGGGATCAATGGGACCGTGACGACAGCAACGCTCCGCTCTATCGGTTGACGGTGCGGCAGCCCTTAGACGCGAATGGCGCCGAGTCTCTGGAATGGGGTTGGGAGGTGGCGGCGACGGAAGAGCGGCGTGACATGAAGGAACATCCCGTTGCCATTAACATCGTCAACGCTCTAAATGCGCAGTCTGCGAAGAGCGGCACTGATGCACTACGTCAAGTCATCCAAGCGGTTGACGATGCGACGGACCTACTCTTTGTTGAGGGTGTTCTGCCCGATGAAGCAACGCGAGTGTTCGAGCGGCTCTACAACGTGATGTTGAAAGGGCAGACGCACTTCGCCTGGCCACACTACACACTGCGTTTCAACGCTACCGTAGGCGCTGCGTTCTCTGGACAAATCAACGACGATGGCGCTTATCGTGTGTACTCTGCCGGGGACATTATCTCGCAGTTTGGAAACTTCCCGATGTACGCTAGGACGCAAGCCCGAGTGCTTGCGCTCCAAGCATTCGACCCTGCGACTCTGTTCGCTTCCGCAGGCGTCACAGGCCTTTCTGGTTACACTTGGGGTTGGCTCAAAAAGCCGATGAGTGAAACGCAACTAAGGGACTTCAAGATTCAACTCTCTACAGAGTGGGATCTTGACTTGTGGGAAACTGAGCTACCCACTTACATCAGGCTATGAGGACTCCGGCAAAACCGCGCAAGCTCGGTGACTTGCTGACATGGGCTCAAGAGATGCACGAGTTCATCATGCGGAGTCGAATCGTGCCGAGTCCTGACGTGAAGCCGATTGAGACGACACGCGGCACGGCTCTGATAACAACTGCGAAAGGCAAAGGTGGCGACGGTGACAATGTGTGGCAATGACACAACTAACCAAGGATGAAATATGGCTGACTCTGTATCACTCACATTCAAACTCAGCGCAAGCTTCTCAAGTGAGACCTACGCTAACACCATAAGCACAAAGAGCATCACGCCTGAGGCCGGCAGCGATGCCGCTGGCGCGAGCCTTCAAACCATCGGGACAAGCTGGCAAGCGTTAGACCTTGGTGACGTTGACAAAACTAAACGTTACTGGGTCTGTGTCGTCAACAAATCGAGCGACACAGCAACTCCCAATACACTGACGATTAAAGCTTTGACTGGAGTTGGGGCATACGGGGGTGTTGAGTTCGTGCTTTACCCTGGCGAGGGAATGCTCGTCCCGATGGAGGCTTGGGATGGAACATATCCGGTACTCGGAGGATTGTTCGCTGGTGCTACCGATCCTGTTGCTCAAGTCGTCTACGCGGACGCAGGTGTTCCTCAATGAGCTTGACCTATCCAGTCGCGCCAACGGTTGCGGCGGGAGAAGCTATCACTAGCACGCAACTGGCAGGACTCGCAAACGCGATCAATGCTAGGTTGCGCTGTGGACTTGGGGACGGTGCCGAGCGCGTTGCGTACATGACACGCAACGCGTTCCTTCAACTCCAGAATCCGAGCGGCGATGTTTACCTGCCACAATCGCATTTCTTCACGCAACGGCAAATGGCAGATCCGGAGCACACCGAATGGCCGGAGGCCGAAGTGGGTGAAGACAACGGTGCAACCACGGGCAGCAACTGGGGAGCCTACGTTTTCGGCTCTGATGACATCGACCTGCAACCGGAAGCTGTGCGGTTGACTGATCCTGTCGAGGGATTCATAACCACGCCTGCGAGCACGAGCACTCTTGATTTGTGGCAACTCGGGAAGCTTCAACGCGGAGCATACGACCCAACGACTGGAGCTATAGCATGTCCTGCATTCACAGCAGCCCGCGAGTATGCGAAGATTCGGTGGCGCTGGTGGAGTCCACAAGGAGCAAGCTGGGGTGGATACTTCGCAAGCCCAGCCCTAAACGCGACACCGTGCGAAGACCCGGACGCTACAGACAACTACCCTGCCCCGCCCAACTTCAATGTTTTCTTCACCAACCTTTCCACCGGCGCGACCACAAGCTATCCGGGGACTTGTTCCGACGGGCCAAGCTTGTCTACCCCTGGAATGTATGATGATCACATTTACGCTTGGGGTGAGACACCCTGGGCGTACTATGTCGCGCTGAACAATGGCACGGTTGACGAGCTAAGCAAAACAGAGTGGGTTATTGGACCGTTCTCCGGCGAACCGAGGCTAGGGCGAGGATGGGCAGGAATGTTCGAGCGATTCGGACACCGCTTCGCCGGCGAGTTTCGTGGGGTGGAGCCGAACGAGAAGGCTATGCGCGCGCGTTCTACGGTACGCTACAGGCTTGCGCCGAACTTTCGAGACATAGTGCGGCGGCAGTATCTACTAGCCCCGCAGAACGGAACGCAGAGCGGGAACGAGATAACCGCAATCTACCAAAGCGCAAGCCTAGGGCACGGGCAAAGTGCGATGATGAACGCTGCGAGTGGCATGGT